TAAAGAAGTAAATGATGAAGTAAATGATGAAGTAAATGATGAAGTAAATGATGAAGTAAATGATGAAGTAAATGATGAAGTAAATGATGAAGTAAATGATGAAGTAATAGATGATGAAGTAGATGATGAAGTAATAGATGATGAAGTAATAGATGGTGAAGTAGAACCGCCGCCCCCTCCCCCTCCCTCTGGCGGATTTGGGTTTACGGGTATGTCTGCTTCCGATGTGGGTAGGAGAGAACCCCTTTACGCCAAAAAAGATGTTTTCGACCCTTATAAGGGTGAAGTATTCCAAGGTGAAAATGCTACTACTTACGGGCAATTCGACACGGGTAGCCCTGATTTAGCAGAAACTGATAGGCAGGATATAGTAGCTGCACTTGAGCAAGGCGAACAGCAAGGTCTGGAAGGCCAAGATTTGTTTGAGTATTTGATAAACATGCTCAAAGACGATGAGAAACCCGAAGAGGATATGTTTAGTTCTTTTGCTGCTTCTGGTGGTGCGGTGAAGAAAAAAGGATTTATGGGTTTTGCAGAGGGAGGCCCCATTGCAACTAGGGGGCTATATTTAGGTGGACCAACTGACGGAATGGCTGATAAAATTCCCGGTAATATCAACAACGTAGAACCGGTTGCTTTAAGTGACGGTGAGTTTGTAATACCGGCAGACGTTGTTAGCCACCTCGGTAACGGTAATTCAGATGCTGGTGCCGAAGTCCTATACGACATGTTAGAAAGTGTCCGCACTGCCCGCACTGGAACTCCAGATCAAGGGCGGCAAATTAATCCGTATAACTATGTTCCCGGTACAGGGAGGGGAAGATAATGCCAGATGGAGTCGTAACTGATCCGTTAGCAGGTCAAGTAGTAGGTAAAGCAGACAGTTTATCCCCTTGGGCTGAACCCTATACTTATGGGATGTTGAATTGGGGGATCAGTAACCTAATTGGGGCCCAGTACCCTTCGTATACCGGTTCTTTGTCCGCTCCAGCTAGCTCCTTACAAAACCTTGCTTTTACAGGGTATCCAAACTTAACCACACCTGATTTCACTGGTCTGCAAAGTGGTATGGGTAATATAGCAAGTTCTTTGTATGGAAGCACTTATACCCCGTCTGGGGCTTTAACTACTGGTAGGTATCCGGATTTCTACCAAGAGTACATGTCGCCCTATATAGAAGGGGTAGTCCAACCTCAAATAGCGGAAGCCCGAAGACAATCGGATATTAGTGGTGAGCAGCAAGCTAGCCGTATGGCTAAAGCTGGTTCTTTTGGCGGTGGTCGCCAAGCCATAATGGATGCTGAGAGGGAAAGAAATTTTCAGCAACAAGTTGAAAACATTACTGGGCAGGGGTACCAACGCGCTTACGAGCAAGGGTTGCAGGCATTTACGGCAGACCAAGCCCGCGCATTGGACGCAGCCAAGTTTGGGGAAAGTGCAAATCAGTTTGCCGCACAATACGGTATGCAGGCCCTTAATAATGCGCTTAATGCATTCCAGTCAGAAGCTAACCTGCTACGTGCTGGATATCAGTTGGATGCCGACAGATTGTCCCAGTTGCTTACTGCCGGTGGCATAGAGCGTGGTATTGAAGCCGATGAAGTTGCCGCGCAACTACGACAATTTGAAATGGAAACCGGATGGCCCCTAAAAAATATTGCGCTGTATTCCTCTCTGTTAAGCGGACTGCCTTTAGGACAGACCATATATGATCGAGCTGAGTCTTCAACTTTTGCACAGATGGCTAGTGTTCTTGGTTTTGGTTTGGAAGGCTTGAACGAACTAAAAACGTTGTTTCCGAACTGGGACATTTGGGGCTAAGGTGGTGGTAATAGCGGCGGCGGTGGTGATAATAGCGGCGGCGGTGGTGATAGCGGCACGACTAATACGACTAATACGACTTATTACGGAAATGTTGGGTCGTAGAACGGATTAAAGGTAAATAAGATGGCATACGGTATAGATAGGCAATCTGACATACTAGCGGACTTAAACTCTGGTAACCCTCAAAATTTACAGCAGCGGGTGCAGCAGAATCGGGGTCAAGATATCGTAGAAGTACTTGCCTTGCAGAAGGTGAAAAACGATAAAGAGGCCGCCGCTAGGGGTATACAAATGAGCCAACAAACACCTGCTAATAGCGTAAAAGACCAACTAGAACAACAAGTTATGGGTATGACTAGACAAGAAGTAGCCCAGCGAGTTGCGCCGGGTCTGGCTATCCAAGGACAACGTATGCAACAACAGCAAATGGGGCGTCCTCCTATGCCCCAAAGACCGGCTATGCCCGGTGGCGGGTTGGCTGGGTTGCCTCAAGCTCGTCCTCCTATGCCCCAAGGTATGCCCCAAGGTATGCCCCAAGGTATGCCCCAAGGTATGCCCCAAGGTATGCCCCAAGGTATGCCACGCATGGCTGCTGGTGGAGGGTTAATGTCGTTACGTGGTTACGCAGATGGTGGGTTTGTTGAGCCCTTACTGCCTGAAGATACTTCTTCAGTTGGTCTAGTCCCACTACCTATAATGGGTGCTCCTGATAATTCTTACCAAGACCCTTCTGCAGATTATGGGTATCCTCCAGTCACAGGGATTGTTAATCCCGCCACGCCTTTATTGCCATACCAAGAGGCAGGCATAGTGGCCCCTAATTACGATCCAGAGGGTAGGTACAGAGGTAGGGATAGCGGTAGGGATAGAGGTAGGCGTTACGTAGATAGTGGTATATCCGGTTTGCCTCCTATGCTTGAAGTTGAATCTCCAGTTGGTCTTGCCCCAGATTTTTCTCTAGCCCCCGGAGGTCCTTACCCATACCAAGAGGCAGGCATAGTGGCCCCTAATTACGATCCAGAAGGCAGGTACAGAGGTAGGGATAGAGATAGAGATAGAGATAGAGGTAGAGACAGATATAGGCGTTACGCTGAAGGCGGAGTAGCCGAGCTACCTAAAGTTTCGGAAGAAGTTAACAAGGAAGTATTCCAAATTGCTGTATTAGAAGGAATGCTGAAAGACCCTAATGTGCCGGAAGGTGATCGACAAAAAGTCGAACGAAAACTAAAAGAAATGGAGAAGTCGGACGACCCTAACGTTAAAAAAGCGTTTCAGATCGCTCAAGAACTACAAAACTTTGGGCAACAAATACAAGGTACAGGCCAAGCTAACCGTATGATGGGCGGTGGTATTGTTCGTGGGTATGCAGAGGGTGGTGATGTCGATGATACTAAACCCAAACTGGGAGCGTCGCCTAACATGGGTACTCCTCAATTAGACGAACAAGCTAAAGAAGATGCCGAACTTCTTATGATGCTGGAGGCTCAAGTTAAAAACCCCAATACTTCAGACCCTGAAATGGTTAACACTTTACTGCAGGAACATATTCGGCGTATGGGTAACAGCTATGCCAAAGTTAGGCAGTACATAGACAGCTTAAAAGGTATGGCGCATTCCCAATCCGAACTAGACGCCAGTCTCAATGGCATGATGGGCGGTGGTATTGTTCGTGGGTACGCAGAGGGTGGTGATGTTGGTCGGGAACCGTTTTTTGACCAAATGGGTAGAACCGGAGCTAATATCCCTGCTTATCCGACGATGATTACTACTAGAAACCCGATGGGGCCTTTTGGGCCCGGTAGTAAGGAGTTTAACGACGAACTAGCAGCTATAGAACGAGAGCGCAGAGAAGAAGAAAAAAACTCTATAAATTTACTTGAGGCGCTGTTATACGCTAAGAGACCTTACGGGTTTTATAGGGATTCCGAGAATGATCTCGCGTCGTATGGAGGACCTCTCAAACTTAAAAAGAAAAACCCCATCTTCACCGAAAAATTAAAAGCTATGAAGGCAGCGGAAAAACGCGGGTACTTGGATGGTGGGTACATAGAAGAAGGCAGGAAGGTGCTAGAAGAAGAAGGAATGACTCTAGAAGAGATACTGGACGCTATAAAGTTTGTAGAAAGCACTGACAACCCAAATGCAGTTAGCCCTGCAGGAGCTAGGGGCCTCTACCAAATAATGCTTGATACTGCCGGTGATCCGGGGTATGGAGTTACACCTATTGACTTGGAAAACGCTACTGAGGAACAGCAAAGAAGACTTGCTGAAGAGTATTTTCTTGCTATGGTAGGTAGATTTGGGAACGTGGATGATGCACTGCAAGCATACAATGCGGGCCCCGGAAGAGTACTGCGAGGCGGTGAATTGCCCAAAGAAACCATAGAGTATCCATCAAAAGTTCTTGCTAGGTACGAAGAGCAAAATAGCGCAAGAAGACCTGAGACACCCACTAGTACCCGTGCGTCCGGCAGATCGCCTAACGGTGGTATAGTTGGATTACCTACTATATTTGATTCTCTGGGCGGAGCCCCCAAGGCTTATTTACTCGGCAAACAACGCGAGCATGATTACCCAACTGTGCCTGAGTATATTGATGAGCAGACTTACCCAATACAAGAAAATCAGTCGTCTAATGAAAGAACTTTTAGATTTGCTGGGGGTAGAGAAATTGCCACTAATGCTCCAGAGACATATCAAGAACGTATGAGGCGAGAAAGAGAAGAACGTAAAGAGCCCCCTAACGTACCTCCTCAAGAAAATGAAGGTAACGACGACGAAGCTCGGCAGTTCTTGCAAGCTGCTGTGGATGAAACAAGACGTAAAAGAGAAAGAGAAAGAGAAAATGAAGGTAACGACGACGAAGCTCGGCAGTTCCTTCAAGCTGCTGTGGATGAAACAAGACGTAAAAGAGAAAGTGAAGGACTAAGTTCTCTAGCTTCACAGCAACAAGACCGACAGTTAGGCAGTAAGTTTGACGAGTTAATAGAACAGCAACTAGCTGAGATAAATAAACCCAGATCGAAACTCAGTCGGCTTGCGGATATATTTACTGCCATAGGGGCTAGCCAAGGAACTTCTATTCCTGCCGCCCTTGGTTATGGAACTCAAAACCTGCGTAATATGCGACAGGCAATTTCTGACAGAGCGCAACAACAACGGCAAGGCGTAGTAGAGCAGTTGCTGGCTCAAGAAGAAATACAAGCTAGAAAGGATCAAACTAAGGCTGCTTTACTATCACCCCAACAAAGACTTATAGCTGACATAGACGAGCAAATTATAGCTCTTGAGGAAAATTTACTACTTGCACAATCTGCAGACTTGCCACCAGAACATATCGAGCGATTACAAGCTGACATAAACGCACTAAAAGAACAACGCAGCGGGTATATAGAGCAGATGCAGAATCTACTAGGAGAGATAGGCGTTGGTAATCCTATTTCTTCAAGAAATGAATCAGTAGTGGACTACACCGAATATCTTTCGGAGCAATAAGGGTAGTTTTCTATGCCTATAGTACGCGCTCCAGATGGGCAACTAGTCCGGTTTCCAGATGAAATGCCCCGTGAAGAAATACGCCGGATAATAAGTTTGAATTACCCGGATGCTTTTAAACCACCGGAAGAGGATACATCTTTACTGGGGTACGGTGCTGAGACATTAAAGGCCCTTGGTGCTGGTGGGGCGGGTATGCTGGAGTCGGCAGCTGCCGGACTATCCTTTCTTTTACCTGAAGAACAAGAGCAAGCAGCTAGGCGTAGGATTTCCGAAATTGGCGGGGGTATACAAGAGGCTCTTGCCCCTGATGAAGCCTACGAGGGCACTTACTTAGACCTTATGCGGGGGTTAGGTTCTACCGCACCATATCTACCTTTAGCACTTGCTGGTCCTGCGGGTATAGCTTTAGGTGTGGGAATGGGGGTAAGTGCTGGCGCGGGTGAGGCTGCTCAACGTGCTGAAGCGGCAGGGGCTACTGAAGAAGAAATAAGTAGGGCAGCAGCTTACGGTATGATTCCGGGGGTTACTGAAGTAATAACGCCTGTTCGTATAGCCCGCAGAGTTTTAGGTCGTAACGCAGACGAAATAGTAGATGCTGTTAACAAATCTTTTATTAAACGTGTTGGGGACACCCGAGTAGGGCGTATAGGAGAAGCCGCACTAACAGAAGCAGCGCAAGAAGCATCAGCAGAAACCTTACAGAATCTAATTGCTCGTGGTATCTACGATCCTGACACCGGGTTATTTGAAGGCGTATCGGAATCTGCCAAGATAGGCGGTGGGGTAGGTGGTATATTACAGTTTCTCGCCGATCTCATAATAAAACCAAAACGCGGTACGCGTGGTGATTTCGACACAAGCGTATTTGAAGAAGGTACGGAACCTCCCGCTGCTCCCGTTACTCCCACTGGAAGGCGCGGAGACCTATTTGGTAGACAAGATGCAGGTACAGTTTTATCTGTAGATGATTTGCAGGATATGGGGTTCAATCTCGACTCTAAAACTGCGGAGTCTTTAGCTGGTTTAGATTTTAGTCAAACTGAAGACTTAACCAAAGCAAGAGATATATTAACGACTTATAGGAATAGAGGTACGGTACAGGCTAATAAACCAGAAACCGTATCTCGCATAGACGCGCTATTGTCCCGTCCTGAATTTCAAGTGGATGAGCGACCTGCCCCCCAAATGGCTCCGGAAAGTGCGCCCGAGCAGATAGACCTTATCGACGCTCTCGAAACCCAACAAATACAAGAAATGTTGGATGAAGATGAACTAGCCGCATTACAAGCTGAAGAGGATGCACAACGCGCAACTAGACGTGCGGCACAGGAAGAAGTAGCGGCAGTAGAGCAACAAATGGAGTTAGGCGAAGCCGACCGCAGAGTCCAGCAACAACGTGAGGCAGAGACTAGAGAAAAACGTAACGCCGTATTAGCACCTATACTGGCTCGACGAGATATCCCCGATGCAACAAATCTTGAACGTGCTTTTAGTGCGGAATTAGGTAGACAAGGTTTTACAAATACCACCCCAAACCAAGAAGAACTTGCGGCTATAACTGCTAGATCATATGAACTAACCCAAGCTGCTGAACAAGCCACCGCCCAAGCTAGGGAGCAGGCAGCGGGTGTATCCGAATTGGAAACTATAGTGCCGGAACGTGTTCGACCACAGCCGGTAGACCCACGTATAAGTGAAAGGCAACAACAGGCTAGGGAAAAAGCCCGTCTTAATAGAGAACAGATGGACCGTCGCGGAAGGGGGTTAGAAGGACAACTAGAATTCCCCGCTGTAAATCGCGCACGTCCTGCTGCTCAACCTGCTGCTCAACCTGCTGCTCAACCTGCTGCTCAACCAAGAGTACAAAAAGCAGATAAGCGGTTCTTTGACCGGCTCGGTATATCACCCTACGCTCCAATTAGAAGGAGACTCAAAGGTGCAGATGTTACAAGTGAACAAGTTCGTACAGAACTAACTAATTTAGGTAGAAACGCAAACGTCAGCAATCAAACAAAGGTTAATATAAATAATTTTCTACAACAAACACCCGAAGCAGCAGCTCAACTTGACTTGCTTACACCTACTCGTAAAAGGCCCACTGCTTTACAACAGTTCCAAAAAGCCGTCCAAGAAGCCAAACAGGCTCGACAGCAAGCCCCAGCCCAAGAAACAGTGGTTGAAGATAAGGCACCGGCCCAAGAAGTAGTGGTTGAAGATAAGGCACCGGCCCAAGAAGTAGTGGTTGAAGATAAGGCACCGGCCCAAGAAGTAGTGGTTGAAGATAAGGCACCGGCCCAAGAAGTAGTGGTTGAAGAGAAGGCACTGGCCCAAGAAGTAGTGGTTGAAGAGAAGGCACCGGCCCAAGAAGTAGTGGTTGAAGAGAAGGCACCGGTTGAAGAGAAAGCTCCGGTTGAAGAGAAAGCTCCGGTTGAAAAGAAAGCCCCTGCAAAGAAAAAAGTAGCAGCTAAAAAGAAAGCTCCAGCTGAAAAGAAAGCTCCAGCTGAAAAGAAAGCTCCAGCTGAAAAGAAAGCTCCGGCTAAGAAGGCACCGGCTAAGAAGGCACCGGCTAAGAAGGCACCGGCTAAGAAAAAAGTAGCGCTACCTAAATCCAACGCTACCCCAAGAGACCGGGCTAGAACAGTAAAAAACCTTAAAAATTCTCCCGACCAACTTGCTAGAGTAGCAGCAACAAAATTAACTACTAAAAATAAATATACACCCGACGGTGCTATGTCTTACTACATCAATCTAACTGAAGGAGATGTAGATTTAGCATTGCGTGAGATAGCGTTCGACTCAGTTAAAGCTCGTGGGCAAAGCGTAAAAAACAAAAATGAAAGAAAAAGGGCAGCTGCAGCTAAAAAATGGTTAGAAAATCGAGCTCCAGAGAATATACCCGCATTAGAAAGACTTACAGAACGTGCGGAAAAAGATGAAATTAAGCGTACAGAAGAGGACGTAAAGAGAAACCGTTCTAGAAAACGTAAGCGCATAGAAGAATCTATAGTAGACGATTACGTAAATGAAGATGTAGCCGACGACAAAATGACAATGGAGGCTATGAATGATTTTATTGCGTATCAGGATGAAAGTTTTTACGAGGGGGACTTAGGCGACGAAATAGGTAAAGCGGCAGGTAGGAAGGGTATATCCGATTCCGATGATCCTTTTGCAGCTTTGGATGCTTTTATTACAGATCAAGAGAAACTGCGGGCCGATGCTGTTGCGGCTACTATGGCAAACGCGCCAGCTGCCGTACAAGAACAAGTTAATAGGGGCAGCATACTCGGTGCGCTTAAAGCTGTGTTTGATTCGTCCCCTAATGTAAAAGTTAAAAGTATTACGGTAGCGTTAGCTAAAGCTGTGCGCGGGGTGAAACTAACTACGACTTCAGAACTAAATGATGATAAAGGTAACGTCTTAGCTGCCATATACGATAAAGATACTGATACGATTGTAATAAACACGTCCGTAGAACTTAGCACACACGCTATTCTGCATGAGGCAGGGCACGCCGCTACGGTTAAAACACTTGAAAACAAATCCCACCCTACAACAAAAGCACTTACTAAACTGTACGAATCATTGAAGGGTAAACTACCTAAAGATTATGGTATGACTTCACTAAATGATTTTGTTACTGAGGCATTCGTAAACCCAGAGTTTCAAGCCAAGCTAGCTGCTTTCAGACCGTCGGGTAAAGCTAAAACTGGATGGCAAAAATTCTGGGAAGCTGTCGGAAGGATATTCGGCCTAAAAGCAGAAAGTGCTGGTACAGAAGCCGTAGACCTCATAAACACATTATTAGCTAGCTCACCTGATACGAGAAAAGCTACTGTAATACCAACCGCTTTGGCAGAAGGTAAGGATGGGGAAGTAGTAACTCATCTGCTGGCTAATAACAAAAATTTCATAAAAGACACCCCGCTCACATCATCTGCAATATATGACTGGGCTGCAGGTACAGAAGAGCGGGTAAGGGCTAATTTCTTGAACGGAGTTGGTCTCGAAGCTATAACAGATTTGTTAAAAAATAAAATACCCGCCGCAAAAGAAGTAGAACGTATACTGTATAAAATTGATGGGGTGAGAGTAAATGGTATGAAACAGTACCATTACATTCTTGAGCAAGCTAATAAAGCGTTTAAAGGAAACAAAAATGCACGAGAGACATTTAACACGCTAGTGGCTTCTTCTACTATAAACCGCATAGACCCTACCATAGACGAAGATAAAGTACGTAAGCATTGGCTTGTATATGGAGAATTTACGCCCGGTAAAACTAAAGATGACCCCGGCACATACAAAAGAGTGGAAGAGAAATTCAACTCTAAAGAGGCTATGGATAAGCGCAAAGCTGTGTTGGAGGGCAATAAACAGGCTCAAGAAGAAGCAGAAAAGGCAACCGGCAAACCCCCAATCATACTTGGCGAAATAAAAAGTATAGAACCTACCACTAAAAGAATTAAAGAATACGAAGAAGTGGTTAGGTTGTTTAAATCTCTTAACGCAGAACAGCGTGGTGTGTACACAGGGCTTAGAGATTTTTACAAAGCCATAAACGAAGCAATAATAAAAGCTGAAGAAGCTAATATAAATAAATTAGAAACAGAAAAAGACGTTAAAAAGACAATACGAGATGTAATGTTTCTTAGAAGACTAGAAGCCGGTTTTATTGAGCCGTACTTCCCGCTAACACGTTCCGGAGACTACTGGGTAGAGTTTATGTACAAAGACGAAAACGGACAAACCGTATACGGTACAGGTTCGTTTGACTCTCGGTTACAAAGAAGTAGAGCAATTACAAAACTTAAATCACTTCCAGAAGTAGATGCTTCAACTGTTAAAGCAAGGTCTCTAGCGGAAACACAAAAGCGAACTTACGATAACGCTATACCTATCCCGTTTTTAACTGATTTAAAGAATAAAGTTAAAGCTATGGATATAAAAAGCGAAGAAGGTAAAAGACAGGTAAACGAGTTTTTATCTGAAGTAATGTTGCGAGCATTACCAGATCAGACCTTAATGCAAACCCGTATGGTGCGACAAGGAATTGCTTTTTTCGAGGGGGACGCCCTTACTTCTTTCCAACAACGTGCTCCTCAGTTTATAAGTAGTCTAGCTGGACTAACTTACTCTGTAGATTTAGAACTTGCGGGTAAAAAGGTACGAAATCAAAGAGATGCCTTGGATGAAGAAGAGGCTTTAGCAAGAGAAGCTGCCACTATAGTAGCCGGTACGGCACAAGAAACTGGAGAGATGCAGGCGTTTGGCAAACTACCAAGTTATGTACAGTTTGCTAAAAATCCGTATTTACCGCCAATAAGTCGTTGGCTACGTTCCGGAACCTTTGTATGGACTTTAGGGGGTAACATAAGCTCCGTCGCAGTTAACTCTTCAATCGTACCTATGGTGCTACAGTCCAGACTTGCTGGTAAATATGGTGGTGTACGTGCTACTCAATCAACAGCCATAGCAGCCACAGAGTATGCCAGCACATTCGGTATGGTATCTGTTGATGCCCTTCAAGAAGTAGATGAAAAAGGTAAACCACTTGGAGAGGCTAAAACAAAACTGGAACTCGGCGGGTTTTCTATAACAAACGATTTTTCTGGGGATACTAAAAAACAAGCCCGATTTGCTAAATATGATCCGCTCAAAACAATCTTAAAAGATCGTGGTATGGATACCCGAACCATTGCTGGTGAAACCTCAGACTTAGATAACCCTACAGCGCCTTGGGTAAACAAACTAAATTATTGGTCTGGATTCCTGTTTAACCACTCTGAACGCGGCATAAGGCAGGTAAGTGCGATGAGCACCTATCGTTTGGAGTTAGAAAACTTGGTGGCGAAAGACAGGGGGGTCAAGGAAGGTAAAGTTTCTTTTAAAGATATAACCGATGCCGAAATAGCCAAATTTGGAGAACAGGCTGCCGAAACCGCTATAGATACAACTTTGTACGTTAACTCATCGGCCCTGCTTACTACTGCGCCTAGAATTGCACAGACTTCGGTTGGGGCTTTGGCGTGGCAATTTAAAAGAGTACCGGCACAGTTTTTCTATACTCACCTACGTATGGTTAAAACTTTATTCGACGACGCTATCGGTAAAGCTAGAACTGAAACGGAGCGAGAAGAAGCTAGAGTATTAAGGAATACGTTCTTCTACTTAACTGTAACCGGTGGTGCGTTGGTTGGCGTAAAAGGCATACCGATGTACGGTATAATAACTTCTATTATGAACTTGTTCTTAGAAGATGATGAGGATGACGCCAATACCCTTATTGCTAAAATGATAGGGGAAGAGAAGTACTACGGACTTATAGCCTCATATGCGGGGGTAGATTTAACAGACCGTATAGCGTTAACCAACCTTATGGTACGAGACAGAGGTAATTACCGACCAGATAGTCAACTGGAAGGACTTGCCGAGGCATGGCTTGGTCCTACATATGGGGTTGGTATACGGGCTGCGGGTGGTCTAATTGACTTGTTTGATGATAATCCAGCTAATAAAGATCGGGCTCTGGAATCCTTCATACCTACGGGACTATCTAATGTAGCTAAATCCTACAGGTTCTACACTAAAGGTTACGAAACCGGTAGGGGAGACGCAATAATATCTGAAGAGCTGCCTATGTCGGATATCATTGGTCAGGCTATGGGTTTTTCTCCCGCCTCAAACAGAGCAGCTAGGGATAGATTATCTGTAAACATTAGAAAGGATCAAGGTAGGCAAGCTAGATCACTTAAGATTCTGGATAAAATTATCTATGGTCTAGAGAATGGAAGGGAGGAACTGGTATCGGAAGGTATAGCGGATATGGCTGAATACAACAAAGACCATCCAACTAGACCTTTATCTATAGATTCTATCAAACGTTCAATGAGTGGGAGGCAGCGCCGTAGTGAAAGCGCAATACTTACGGGTGGGGCTCCAGTTGAAAGGAACGCTGTCTTAGAAATGATTCAATCTAACCGAGAATTTGAAGAAGGATATGACTAAAAAATGCCCCCACGTAGGGGGCAAAACTCCTCTTAGGAAATCGGTATTACTTTAGTCTCCAAACTCTAACTCCATACTTACCATTTTCTATACGAACACGTTTGGCTATATCTTGTTTATTTATTTTTGCTGCTTCTACTAAATGTTCTACTGCTTTTGCTGTATCCAGACATGGAATAAACACTGACGCCCCCGGTGTAAACTTGTCCCAATCGATTACTACCCGTATACCATCCGGCGAAATATCAGTCAGCATGAACCTCGTCATCGTTTTCTCCGTCTTCCCATTCCACCATCAACAGGTGCTGTAGCGGCGTTTTAAGTTTCGTACCTTTACCTAGCCGCATCCTTACTTTTTGTGCCCCCATGTATTTAGTTAAAAGTTCACGTACTCCATTGTGGTGATGTCCTCGTTTAACGCACCACTCTTTAAACGGTGCTGGGACTAAGTACAATCTGTTTATGTCGTACTCTAACCTGCCTACCCACTGATAAAGAGGTACAGCATCCGGCATTATAAGGTGCTGCTTTTGTGGATCATTAGTACGTGCATCATCGGTACTACGAACCCTTAATATACCCCGTGGGTGTTCGGCCAAGTACTGTGCCACTAAATCCTGTACATCCACTACCATAGCCTGTAAATCCTCCTTTGCTAACATAAGTTTTTGTACCATCCAATCATAGAGAGCCTCCAAATTCCAATCCAGCAGCCCTATTTTCTTTGCAATGGTAAGACCCGAAAATACTACAGCAGTCTGAGCAACCCAAAAACGATGTTGTGAATCTAATTCCGCGTCCTGCAGTAGCTGGTTGCGAGTGTCCAAGACCTGCTTTTCTACCGACTTCATATTGTTAAGTATATGTTGTATGTATATTTCTCCTGCATGGCCGTAGTTTTTAGCAAGATCGTCATTGAGTTTATTAGCCGCATCTGTTTGGGCTTTGGATGTTAGCTTCTTACTAGCCACTACTTCTAACATACGCCCGAATTCTCCCTTAGCATGAGTACGGTGCTTACTAACTATCTCCTGTAGGCTTGTGTTCCCGCTAGTGCCTACAAGCAATGCCCACTCTGCCCCTCTATAACGCTCTTCGTTTTGCCCACTACTACTAAGCCTGTTTTTCTGCTCTCCATCACAAGCCCCGTACACAAATTCACTAGCGGGTTCAGGTTTGTAGTTAGTTATCTCATCAATGTACAGAACCATATTCTTCCATATTTCCGCCCTGTTCCACGCTGAATTGCCAGTGTCCTTACCCCGTAAAACTAGCTTTTTATGATTGCCCCATACCGAAGCTCCTGCCAGCATACCGGTAGTTTTTCCATAACCTGTGTCTGTACTCATTAAATGATAGATAGCTCCAGCAACGTTGGGTATAAACTGCATCAATGGAGCTCCAAAGGACAGGCCGAACATAAACTGATGCTCTTCAAACCCATCTTTGTTGTAGAACTTAGTTACGTGTTTCCACCCTTCTAACGTACCTTTCTTACGGAACATAGGAAAATACTGAGCGGTTCGCGAACTGGCTGGATTTATAGTAATCTCATTAGCCCGTATCTCACGTTCCCCTATTACAAAAGCCTTCATGTCCTCTGTCCAACCAAACTGAGTCCGTACATCTACGAAGTCTTGCCCGTCTTTACCTTGCAGTTTATTTATCCATGCCCCTACATAAACCATAAGCGCGTCTGCCTGTTTGTTTAAAACAAATATGTCGTTCTTACCCATAACCTTTCTGAACTGTTCTTTTGAAGTCAAGTCACTCATGGGTATTACAAAAGTCTGTATGCCTTCTCTGTCGGTATGGTGTTTAAACTCAAATGACGGCCCTTCAAACGGATCACGCAGTCGTTTGGTTATATATAAAGGTCGCTTGTATATGGTCTCTTCGTATGTGGTGCCGTCATCCTTCTCTACACTTATGTAAATTCCTCCACTGGCTGCTCTTTTATATGGAAACGGATACTCTGGTATTTTAACTGTCTGTGTTTTTGTAGGCGGAGGTAGCGGAATCCCTTCTTCGTCGTTACTATCACTACCCTCACTACTGTTTACTGTACCCTCTTCGGTAAATTGCTCGTCATATACCTCGACTACCACCTCGGCAGATTCGGCTTCACGTATTTCCATACATAGTTTTATAGGAGAACGAATTTTACCTGACTGCTTATGTGGGCAGCCTTCGCATCCTTCTGGGTTATCGAATTCAAACGTACTGCATAAGTGTGGGGTTTCTATGGAGGCGGCTATTTTGTCTGTTTCTTCTGGTGAATACCTATCATACCCTTTGGATATCAGGTGTATGGCTTTGTCTCCATCTACATCACAGTACTTAGCTATAGAAAGTACGTGTAACCAATCCGCATATGAAAGATCGTTAGGTTTTGTTATAGCTCTGTGAATCTGAGCACACCCATTACCTGCTGCATTAGCCTCCAAAAGTTTACCGAACCGCTTGCGGTACTTATCTATCCCCATGGCACGGGCCATGTCTTTCGCATCTTCACTGCTGTATTCGGATGGCGAAACAGTCAATATGTTGTCAGGTAAATTTTCATTAAACACATCCAAACTAACACTTGGATTTAGTTCTTTATTTATTACCTTAACATCTAGCGGTGGGTCACCTTTAAAGTTATGGGTATTAGGTACACGTAGTATACGCGCAGCATCCGCACTTACTGTCCGGTCTATCTCCAATCCGAAATCCATACAGGCAGATTTCAAACGAATGGCTACAGGTTTCCACTCTTCTTTAGAATACGCACGATCAAGTACCCAGTACACGTGCAAGCCGCGCCCAGAGTTAACAACCGCAGTAAATGCAGGTAGTTTATACTTTACCCTGAACTCTCGTAGTGCTTTTATACCATCTGCTTGGGTAGCGTATGGCTTACCAACTCCACAGTCTAAGTCTATGAACAGACTCTTTATCTGTAACGAATTTGCTGCCTTACGGCTATCTCCGTTCTTAAAAGTTGATAAACTGAAGTATGCGTCAAACCCACTGTCGTCAAAATTACGCGCTTCTTGCTCGGCTTCAGTTAGCGAAGTAACGAATTTGTGTATTACCTTATCTTCTTTTATACCTACTATGCAGTAATATCCTTCGTCACCAAGAACCGCCTCAAGAAATTCCTTGGTTTCCATAGTTTTTCCGTATAAGAGGATTAGGGGCACCGCAGTGCCCCTGTAAATAATGTATAATAGTTTAAGTTTTAATCGTCGAAGTCAGCCAACAAACTGGCAAGATCAATGTCAGCCGGAGACTCGACTTTCTTGTTTTTCTTCGACTTCTTGACCTTGGGTTCTTCTTCAGATGCTTCGACCTTTACCTTCGGTTTTGGCAATGCTGGTGCATCACTGTCTTCCTTTGGTTTTACTGTTAAAGCAATTAGCCTTGCTGTGTCTTCAGATTTCTGATTTTCCAATGCCATCATAAGTTCGTCTTTATCCAACATACGCACCGGCTTAAAGCATAGCTTGGGTGTAGATGAATCAGTATCGAAACGTATTTCTGTAAGTAGAGAAGCCAACGGCGCTTTCTGAGAGTCTAAAAAACGGGCGTAGGTTTGAAGCCCCATCTTTTGTTTGTTATCACCAAAAACACTAGTTGCAGGTAAGGATAGTTGGTATACGTCTTTAGACTTAACAGTACCAGTCTCGTCTGCCAACATAACCGCTACTCGTTGAGAATAACGACACGCTCTACCTTCACCCATGCCGGAACCTTTGACGTTTTGAGGACAGTCGAAACATGTATCGGACTGTACGTCATCAGCTAAAACGTCTTCGGAAGGTCGCCCAGTTTTTGTATCGCCAGACCAACAAGTAGGTGGATTAGTTTGTCCCGGTACGTACTGCCCAGCAAAATACATGCGAGATATGGGTGCAGTTTTAACTATCACCACGTTTATAGCCCGCTGTTCAAGTTCTCCTACCTCTTGACCCCCTACTACTTTTCGGAAAACACCACCCCGAATACTTAGGCGATTGGTTCCGCCACTGGATATGCGTCCGGAAGCGTTAGTATCTGGTTGAAGCTGTGCCAGTAGGTCTTTGTATTCGGCTGGCATGTTCTCAAATAAAGTTATTTCGCTCATAAATTTTCCTCGTCGTCAAAATCTAACTCAAGTTGTTTTGGGTTTTTAACAGGGGTAGTGTCCTGCTCTGGTGCTTCCTGTTTCAAAGCTGCCACTACAGCCGGTATATTAAAACGGTACGTATTCCCAACCTTTATATATGTGGTTTTGGGTATGTATCCCTTTGTAACCCAGTCTCTAATAGTGGGAACTTTGACAGAAAGATAGTTTGCTAGATCATCTACTGGAGAGTAGGTATCTTCCGTCACTTTTTCCTCCTTACTGTAACAGTGTATTCGCTTTCGCAATTTAACCCCGGTGGTAGTAGCTCGGGATTATCCTCAAGAAACTGCTTTATGTTACCTTGATGGATTCGTTTCTCTAGAAGCTCGGGGACCCCGTGATCTAGAATAAATTCGTTCATGGCTTCCCAGTCGGAAGTCCAATATTTTTGGCGTATCGAACGATAAAATGTACCTGATGCCGTTCGTACAGACTCGACTCCGGAATCTTTACAGTGTTCCAGTAATGCAGTCTCAATAATTTTTAACTTATCGCTTAGTTCCTGTTCTTCTTCACGAGCCTTGGCAGCGACTTCGTTTTTCTTATCTCGTATTTTTATGTAGACAGATACTAAACGCTCTAGGTCTGGCGTAAGTGTCATAATGTGCCTCGTTGTATAGTCTTGTTTGTTTATGTTTTGCGTAGTTTAGTTAAGATGTTTCTAGAGGTCAAGTATATTTTTGTATAGGTCTATCATTTGTGTGTGGACGTTGATTCTTTGATCCAACATCTTATAAATATGCTGCTCTACATTTGATCCTTCTAATCTAACCACCGTGCATGGATGTTTTTGTCCTGATCTATGTACCCTCGCATTGGCTTGAGCGTAAGTTTCTAAAGAAGATGTCGGCCCCCACCAAACAATCGTGTTCGCCGCCGTAAGTGTTACTCCATGGGCTGCTGCTTGAGGTTGTATTATCAAAACTCTGGGGTCTTCCTGATTTTGGAACCTAGAAAATATTTCTGTGCGTTTTGCGGCACTAACGTCTCCACGTATTACGGCATTAGTAATGCCGTCAGTGCTTAGTTTATCGGATAGCACATCAATTACATGTTTAAAGGGAACGAATATAAGTACCTTCTGGCTAGATTCGGCAATTACTTCCTGTAACACGCGGTACCTATTCTTTATATCAAATTCTACGGTCTCCCCGCTGTCTGTATACACCGCCCCACAAGATAATTGCAGTAACTTGTTCATACCAACTGCGGCATTTGCAACTGTTATTTGTTCCCCCGCAGCTACTGCAACTAACTGTTCTTTTAAATGTTTGTAGTATTTCTTTTGTTGTGCGGTAAGCTCTACTTGCCGCTTTACGTAAGTCATTTCTGGTAGGTCTAAGCACTCTTCTTTAGTAAACCGGATGGCAGGTTGTAGTGCATTAAATACTATGTCTTTTGCGTGAGGTTTAGGTACCCACTTAAATTGCGTGACCTTGTACATAACTGAGTCCCTAAAAGCACCGAAAAATCGCGGCACACTTTTAGGATTAACTAGTTTAGCTAAACCGTACGCATCTACTGGGGATTGTGCAGCGGGTGTGCCAGTCATCATCCACAGCCATGTTTCTGGTTTTACAAGGCTTGCTAATATCTTCCACCTTTTTGATTGAGAATTCTTATAGTGAGTAGCTTCGTCTACAATGATAAGGTCGAACCCCCCATTTGCTATCTCGTCTTTTACAATTTCAACCCCATCGTAGTTTATTATTACGTACTCACTACCGTTGTTTATTATGTCCTGCCGCTTCTTTCTACTCCCATGGGCAATATCTACAGTGCGGTGCATGGCAAAGTTAAATAGGTCGGTACGCCAAGCCGAATCCATAATAGATATAGGACATACAATGAGTACCCTATTTATTATTCCGCGATTTAATAAAAAGTCCGACGCCCATATAGCAGATGCAGTTTTACCTGTACCTTGTTCGTTAAAACAAAACGCTCGTGGGTTAAGGGTAAGAAAAGAAGCGGTGTCCTTTTGATGTTCAAACGGCGTGTATCTTCCGGGCCAATCGTATTGTCCTGTTATTGGGGAAGGTGCATTTATGTTTAGATTCTGTAGTACGCGAGATTCATCTATACCCCATTTAACCAAGACATCATTAGAATTTAACTTTTTACTGTTAGGTATTGCTGCAATAATTTTTTCGGGATTACGAACCCGCAGAAGCAAGCCTCTGTTGTCAACTACACGCACGTGTTTACACTCCTGTTACTGTTAATCTACGTATTTTGCGTTCTTATTTAGGTTTATTTAGTTTTTTTACGTTCGCGTTTACTTGTTTCAGAAACTAGTTTGCCTTGGGCATTTCTACGGAACGACCGATTACGGGCGCTACTCTCTATCTTAGTACCGTCGGAGTTTTTACCACCTTTACTTAACGCTTTCTGATGGCTTACGTCCTTGCCCTCACGCTTATCTGCTTTACCATTTTTATTCTTATCCACCCCTGTCTTATCTACAGCCCGTCTTGCTCGTTGCCTTTCCATTCTATCCCCATGCTCCCCACGAGCCTTTTGTTGGGTGTATTCCTTCTTGTACGGACGCTTTTTATTTACATACGGCATAACCTTCTCCTATCTTTTACCATTGTGTGGGCATTCGGTGACAATACAATGAGCCTTACATAGCCCAGTTGGCCGTGGGTTCCATACGTCGTTTGCATATGCTTTTTCTAATATACCGTAAGCAGACAGCCACTTTTGCCACAACTCGGATTGTTTATCTATGGTATATGTATCTTTCACAAACGCATTACATACAACAAAAAGCAACCCACCTTTAACTGTTTTTACTTCCGGAAAATGCTTGAACACACACAGAGCCATAAGTTCTAACTGCCCCTTGTCTGCATACCTAGCAGATTTACCAGTCTTGTAGTCTAGTACCTTGGCAATTCCGGCTTCTCTATCTAAGATTATTAAATCAGCTATGCCTCTGTACCAAACATTTTTTGCAAAAAAGTCGCATGGTTCCAAATTCTCTGTAAGCCCCATACGATACTCACAAAGTTTCTCCCCTTTCATGGACAGTAGTTTGTCCAATACAGTTTTAGCGTAGTCGAATCTAGGGTCTAACTTATCTACCGTACCACCTACATAATCTTCAGCAGCTTTATGAAATTCGTTTCCGTAAAGTATTGCTTCGGTTTCAAAGTTTTCTTCGTAATCTTTAGCTACCTTTACGTGATAATATTTTTTAGGGCACTGGTCGAAGGTTTTTATGCTGCTAAATGACCACGCTGGTTTGGTTTCCATTCGGTACAATCTCCGTAATTCTTACCAATTTCCACGTCACCACGGACAGGTAAGCCGGTAGCCCACTCTGGTGTATAACGCATACAGGAATCCACATAAGCAGCCGCTTCGTCTACTTCTGCATCCTTAACGCAGCATATCACAGAATCGTGTACAGTTAGTACGACTGGATATTTCTTTTGTATTTCAAGCATTTGCTCTGCCATGATACATCGGGCAATAGCTTGACACACGTTCTCTATAACTTTACCGCCGTATATCTTCACTTGCCCCCTACGTGTACTGTAAGAAAACTGTACACCCTTCTCGGAATCTTCGGCTTTCAAGTCGTTGTAGTACATCATAAGATTCGACGGAAGCTGTATAGCGTTTAGACTGGGCACTACTTCGAGCACTCCTTCACGTCCAAGTTCTGCATAATAGCCTTGGTACATACACATCAGTGCAGTCTGCGCTTTCTTCCATAACTCAGTAACCGCGTAGTGTGTGTACCTGTAAGTACGAATTATATGTTTGGCTTCGTCGGGCTCCACATCAACACCAAAAGTTTTTAGCTGGTCTTGGAATTTAACCGCGCCCATACCGTAGCCAGCCCCTAAAATTGTAGTCTTGCCAATAAACCTTTGGCGGGGAGTTACTTTAGATTCCGACACGCGGTATATGGTAGCCGCCATTTTCTTATATACATCTTCCCCCTTCCTAAAACAATCAAGCACATCATCTTGACCCGCTAACCACGTCAATACTCTAGCCTCTATCTGGGCAGAATCGGCATGGATTAAAGTATGGGTGTCTGGTGGGCATATACAGGACTTAAGTACTTTAGCGTTGGCTCCACGTGACGGTAGGTTTTGCATGTTAATCTTGTCGTACCCACCCCAACGTCCGGTATGAGCAGCATAGTATTTTATTGGGACTGGCAATGCCCCACGTGTTCCTACGTCAATAAATCTCTCAGTACGTGTTTCCTCTAACGTACTCTTAAGTCCTACACGAGCTGCGACTAAGGCTTGCACTCGCGGGTCTTCGTGTTCTTGCAGGGCTTTAAACCCCTCATCGCTTTTAGCAAAAGCAAAAGTTTCTTTTCCAGTTCGTAGACTGACTTTCTTTGGGGGCTCTACACCTAAAGACTCTAGCGCCTTGGCAAATTTTGGATTCGACATGAGTTCATCTTTGCCTATGCCGCACTCTTTCAGGAGGTGCTCTTTTTGTAGTTGCAGGTTATCTAAATGGTTTTCCAGCTTTACTATGTCTAGTTCGAGCACTGGGTCGATGAACATACGTAAAGTCATATCTATAACTTTTAGTTCTTTGCGGGGAAATTTTTTGTCCTGTATGAATATGTTGAATAGCCTGTAAGTAAGCTCCACATCCTGTTTGCAGTAATCTCCATACCTATCTAGTTCTTCCGAAGTAAAATCGGTAAGCCTCTTACCTATCGCATGAATTACTTCGTCTCCCTTTTTTCCGATTCCGTACCTATCAGATAAGTACCTAAGCGACCCCCCTGCTTCCACACCGTGTAATGCGCGAGCCATGCAAAGCGTGTCAAGGTATAGCTTAGGGTGAACATCAAACACCCAACCAAGTATAGCGCCGTCAAAAATAGTATTGTGGGCAAGAACAGCGCAATCTTCCCAAACATAATTATTGTGTAAATACCTCTTGATCTCATCATGCCCCCCACTTACCCATACCGTAGCTTCCGTATTGCGCTTAACACCTACACCTATGACTTCAAAATCCGCGCTACGCACGTACTGTTCTGTGGTCAGCTTACCTAGAGAAAAGTCTTTGTCGTAATATGTTTCAAAATCTATAGTAATTATGTCCATTTTTATTATTGCCCTTGTGGCATTCTACGTAGTTCCCATAGTTCCCATGCAACATGCTCTCTTGAACGCATCTGCATCTCTGCCCATTGTCTTGCTAAATTACGAAATCGTGTGTCAGCTTTATCAAAATCGCCGGACACAAAATAATCTGCAAATTGTTCGTCGCCGTCCAAAGTATTATAAAACAGGTTGTATGACCCCCAAGTTTTACCCATCAAGTGTACAACATCATCCAAAACTCTGGGTGATGGGTCAAATTCCCCGTGACGTATAACCTCATCTATTTGGTCTGCGATTAGTGTATCTATCTCGTTGTTTAAGTTATGTATTTTCATTTAAGTGTCCTCATTGCATTTTCGTACAGTGGTAGTACGTGTTCGTATTAGTTATACTACTTACAGTTCCGGTAAACCCGTTGTATTCCTGACAGGACTGTTGAACAAGTAAATGCCCGACCCTCACCCCTATCACAAATACACTGGCAATCAATAGAGCAGCAAGCAACGTATACAAACACGTTTTTATTCTAATATCTCTACGGGTTCTGTTGATTCTATCCATACTCTAGCTCCACAACTCAAAGGTTTATCAGGGCTGTAAACTACTTCGCCCCCGTTAAATCTTACTCTGTTACATTTAATATTAGACTTGTAGGTCTTAACAGTTAGTACTGGCCTGTTTCCACCATCTTTTGCATTGGCTCTTATGAGATGTTGGTTTACGTGTACAAGTGTCTTCAACTTTCTTTTACTCCTTTTTATAAACTGTCCAGATAGGACGAAATCGAACCGATGACGGGCGTTCTTTTGTGACTTCATTGTCACCTGACGCACCAACCGGTACTTTTTCTACAGTTCCTCCCTCGGCTAAGTACTTCTTGATGTCTTCAGCTATCCTATCTCTGTCGGATTGCTTGTTCTTTACCCTGCTGAGAGAATTACTGATCTTCTTTTCCATCTCGCCTCTCCAAGTCTTTCTCGGTCATACCTGCAACAACCCGCTCTCTCAGTATGGCTTTCTCAAACTCCCCACAGCTTTCACAATACCAGCCAGCGCGTACAGGTACAGATAAGTCTGTGCCTTCGGGGGATATAAAGTTTAGTAGTTGCTTTTTCACACCACCACATCTGCATGGTTTAGTTGTCAAATCATCAGTCACAGCCGTCACCCTTTAACTCTTCTATGTATATCTTAATTACTTCAAGAGAGTCTTCTATTCTCTTTAGACGTTCTAAAGTATTTATAACTTCTTCTATGACTTCTTGGTCATCAAGCTCTATCTTAACTTTGCTCATTTATACTTACCTTGTGTGTTTAGCAGTAACTGGTTTCAATGTACCGTAACATCATTGTCTGAAAGATCGTAAAGATAATTAATCGTTTCTGGGTTTACTTCCATAATCTCAGCGCCGTTACCTAAATGAAATTTCATAGCCATATCAGTTTTAGGTGACATGGTTATTACTCCCTGTACCTTTGGGTACATTACAGGTACAGCTTCCAACAAATTATTTATCAACCGCCTACCTGCCCCTTTGTTATATGACCACAAAGAGTACGGACAGAGTACCAAACCAAAACTAGTGCCTGTATCGTTCTCCCAGTCTTCGTTAAGTTCTTCACCAAGTTCCTGTATAAAACGTAAAACGTGTTCACTATGTGGAACCGTAGGACTTATTACCACGCATACAATAGCGTTAACGACAGTATCAAAACCAGACTTGTCTATGTCAGCGAAGACTCTGAAGTTACCTTTAAATCTTACAGACTCGTCATCAAACAAACCCTTACGTACAGGATCGTCTTTTATATAAGACAAATAAGTATCTGCATCACATTCTATTAGCATTGTTTTTATTCCCTCTAGTGTCGGTTAGTTTTATATCTTCAAGTATATCTCTGCGTATACTCTTCTTAACATCTGCTGGGGCTTCTGTTAGCACCTTTATATCTGTAACCTTTAAGCGGTAACTCTTAGGCTGCCAGTAGATTGCCTCCGGCGGATTGAGTACCAACTTGTACTCCCACACATCACCATCCTCAGACTTATAAAAAGATTTACCTACCATACTCGCCTCCTTTGTTAGTTAAAGTGCGTGGTACTTACACCCCTACTCCACCTATTCAGAGCCCGTAAGTGTAAGCACCACGACTAGCCTTAGCGCGGCTTACTCGGTTTGTGCATACAGATGGAGGTCCGCAAAGTAACCGTTTGTCTGTATCACAAGCTGTGGCTGTTTTCTGGCCATGAACCATCTACCCACCTGCCACTGGGGTATTTAGCGGAGGTAAACGAGGACGGAAAATCCTCCGCTTGCGGGGTGTCATCTGACCCCCAAACTTTTAACTGCATCCCCTATTGTATCCATGTTGCTTTCGTTAACTACCCACGGTACACCACCTGCCAAACCGATAGCTTTAAGTTCTAGTTCCTGTAACTTAGTAGGAACATTCTTTCCGGCTTTGCACTCTATGGCAAAAAACTTACCGTTGTAGCACCCGACTATATCCGGCACACCAGAACGACCGTAGCCTCCAGTAGCTGGGAAGAAATAGTACACATCATTCCCTAGCTCTTTCAACTGCTTCACTACTTTGTTCTTCACTCGTTTTTCCGGTGTCATAGCCATGTATATCTTCCTCTTCGTACTGTACCCAGAACACGTTCTCACTCATCCGCCTACCTATATTCTCCACATGCTGGGTTGGTGGGTCATAAGGCATCACCTGCAGTATTGCCAGTTTTCTATGTAACCATAAAGGTAGCTTATCTACAGGCATTTCATATGGTAAGTCTAATGCCAGCAGCATTGTTTTTAATCCAACTGTATCTAACTTAACTACAGAACCAGCAAACTCCACACGCAATAAACTATCGTCACTATACATTAAGCATTACCACCGATGTGTTCGAGCAAAGCTCCTCATTTAACTCAGTCGCATTTACTATAACCGCCATGCTCTCAAGTCCGGCGTAAGTACGCCCACAGACCCCAACATTTTGGAGTTGTAGTAGTCGATCCCCAACAGGTCGCTTTTCCCCTACCTCTAATATGTGTACTTGTCTACGTACACACAGGGGTAACTTTTCAAAATCCTCAAACACGTACGACCTTATATTATCGTCTGGGGTTTCTGTAACCATGTTTATGTATTTGCTATCAGCAGCAGTAGTATCTCCGTGCAAATAAACCATCGTAACACTGTTAGCATCCGGCGATCCGTTGGCCATAGCCTTGGCTTTCTTATCTAGATAATTCTTGTAGTGTGGCATAAGTACATTTGCCACCCCCAAGTCCGCAACCCTACCGGCAACTGCCGCTTCCAAAAGGGTAATAACATCTAACGCATAAGACTCATTATCCAACGGCCACCTGAAGGTTCTAAAGGCTTGGGCTAATTCTGTTTTCTCGCTGCCCATATCTTCTAGAAGAGCCGGACGTAAGTATCTATCAACATTTGCCTTACTTACTTCATCATCTAGGAACGGGCTAAAGCCTGCCACAATACTAGCTACCTTCTCTGGTCTTTTGGCAACAACCGACCTCGTTCGTAATGAATAATCGCTACACTTATCGTACTTATAAGGTATGTCTCTGTCGCGGTTTATACGCAAAGACTGTATCAGGTAAGTATCCTCGGCTGGTATGTAGCAAATTAGTGCTGTGTAAAACAAACTTTTGGCGGGGCTGGTTGGCAGTACACCCACCCAATTACCCGAAGGGCCGCCTATATAATGTAGCAGTAACCCTACATCACACTTAGCAAACTTATTTTGTATAGCCTCACAGACCCGATGGGTTTTGGGGCAACCATGGCTGGAATATTCCACCGCCTCCTCATCAATTTCGCTACGCGGCTCAAACCACTCTGCTGCATCTACACTCGATTTTGATAACTCTACCGCCATATTTACTTTGCTCATTTTTGTTTCCTCTAAGTTTATCGGTTAGTTG